TCCATTAGTTTGAATTTTAAGTTTGGTCACCTAAAATTACAAACTTGCCAGGACCGGTCAAAATTTGACTGGTCCTTTTTTTAGTGGCAGGCGTCAGACACACTCAAAGAAACAGTATCTGTCCTGGCAGGAATTATATGAAAAATCCCGCCATCAATAACCGCGGTATGGTATAAAAACATCCCGTCGGGAAAAGTCCTGTTCAGGATCCTTTTGCCCGACGGGGTGTTTATTACCATGTATCGTGACTATCGTGTGATAGTGTAGACTCCGCCCGCAACGGTTGGAAGATCGTACTCATAGACCTTGCGTATGATCGGGTGGCGCGGGGTGATTTCGGATGAGATGACCGGAGTCTTGACAGGCGCGACCTCAAAGAGTGGATTGGGATTGTCGCCCTTGGCCGGAGTGAGTCCTTCGCCCTTGAGTGGAACGTAGGAACGCAGTCGCAGGTTGCCGCCGAGGCGTGAGGTGATGGTGGCGGTGTTGAGTTGTGAACCGTCCCAAGTCATATCGACAACAAAGCCTCCACGGCTCACGAGCCCCTTGACACTGCCTTGGCTCCACTGGTCAGGGAGTGCGGGGAGCAGGTGAAGGGCCCGGTCGTGGCTCTGAATGAGCATCTCGGCCACGCCGGCTGTGTAGCCGAAGTTGCCGTCGATCTGAAACGGCGGATGGGCGTCGAAAAGGTTGGGATAGATGCGGCCGCGCAGCATATTGTTAATGATGGTGTAGGCGTGGTTACCGTCCTGCAGACGTGCCCAGAGATTGATTTTCCAGCCTATCGACCAGCCGGTGGCCTCGTCGCCGCGCTGTATCATGGTGTTGCGCACGGCCTCGAAAAGTTCCGGAGTTGTGTAGGGCGATATCTGGGCTGCGGGATAGAGACCGAAGGCGTGCGATATGTGGCGGTGGCCGTCCTTGGGTTTGTCATAGTCGCCGAGCCACTCCTGTAGCTGGTGATGGCGTCCTACGTGCATGGGCGGGAGCTTGGCTATGGTGGCCGAGAGCGAGTCGATGTAGGACTGTCGTTCGCCAAGCACGCGGGCTGCACTTAGGGTGTTGGTCAGCAGTTGGTGGACTATCTGGTTGTCCATCGTGCATCCGGCCACAATCCATGCCTTGGGGTGGGCCGAGGGTCCGTGTTCGGGCGACATGGAGGGCACCGTTACCATCCATCCGTTGTCGGGGTGTTCGGTCAGGAATGAGAGGAAAAAGTCGGCCGAACCCTTGAGGGCGGGATAATGGCGGGCGATGAAGTTGCGGTCGGCCGTGTGGAGATAGTGTTCCCACAGATGAGATGTGAGCCATGCGCCTCCGTTGGGCCATGTGCCGTAATTGGCCTTGTCGACTACGCCCGATGTGCGCCATATGTCAGTGTTGTGGTGGGTGACCCATCCGGGACATCCATACATCTCGCGGGCTGTCGTGCGGGCATTGTCGGAGAGGTCGTCGACGAGGGTGAAGAGCGGTTCGTGACATTCGGAGAGATTTGTCACCTCGGCGGGCCAGTAGTTCATCTCGGTGTTGATGTTGATGGTGTATTTGCCGTCCCACGGAGCGTTGGGCTTGTCATTCCATATGCCCTGGAGATTGGCGGCCTGTCCGCCAGGCTGAGATGACGAGATGAGCAGATAGCGGCCATACTGGAACAGGAGGGCGGCCAGTTGAGGGTCGGCCTTGTCGGCAAACTGACGTATGCGTTTGTCGGTGGGCATTGCAAGAGTCTCCTTGTCGGTGTCGCCGAGCGAGAGTGACATGCGGGCAAACTGTGTGCGGTAGTGGTCGATGTGTTCGCGGCGTGCACGGTCATAGGGTTTCTTGCGTGCGGCAGCCAGCAGCGAGGCGGCGCGTCGGGAAGGGTTGGCCGAGAGGTCTTTGTAATTGACAAAGTTGGTGGCTGTGCTTATGTATAATGTGGCGGCCGATGCTCCCGTCAGTGTCAGTGAGTCGCCGGCGGCGGTTAGACGTCCGCCCTGAGGCACGATCTCGAGGCGTGTCTCGGCTTTGACGGCTCCCTTGATGCCTTCGTGGTCACCGCCATAAGTGGTGAGGATGAGTGTCTTGCCTTTGCGCGACACTTCATAGCGGGCCATCGGTGAGGTGAACGATGCCGAGAATGTGAGCGCGTCGGGTGTCGAGGCTGTGAGGCGTATTATGGAGACGTCGTCAGTAAACGATGAGAAGGCTTCGCGACGATAGTCGACGTTGCCTACGGTGTAGGTGACGGTGGTCAGTGCGCTGTCGATGTCGAGGTCTCGATAATAGGCTGTAGCATTTTCGTGGCCGGGGAAGTTGAGGCGTAGCGAGCCTACAGTCTGGTAGGGCATGCCGTTGACACCGGTGAGAAAGGTGGTGTCGATGAGGGCCTGGGCCTCGGCATTGCGGCCGGCAAAGACGAGACGGCGCACTTCGGGCAGGGCTTTGAGTGCGCGGGCCGAGTGATTGGTGTGGGGCGAGCCTCCCCAGAGTGTTTCTTCGTTGAGCTGGATTTCTTCATGGGCCGGAGAGCCGTAGACCATCATGCCGAGACGGGAGTTGCCGAGCGGCAGGGCTTCGACCCATTCGGATGCGGGGGCGTCATACCATAGTTTCAACTGTGAGGCCCATGTTGCGGCCGATGACAGCGAGAGTGTGAGTAGTAGAGCTAAGGTTGATTTCAGAGACATTTATTTCAATTAGTAATTAGTAATTATGATGAATGGTTTGGCCAGACAAAGTTACGAAAAATCTCTGGAAAAGACGAATAAAAAGGGACAAATGTCTTCGTAACGCCTGTCAATAAGGCGTTTGCGGAGCCAAATGAGGACAACCGAAAAAACGGGGTAACGCAAAGGGAAGCGGATTTATGAAGCAGAACGGTCTCCAAATCGTTACCCGCCGAATGGTGATTTTTAACATATCGTGTTGTATCTGGCAGCTTGTGGCACAGGTTGGCATGTCAAGGTCTAACTCGTTGAGTAATAACTTTGCAAACAAAAAAAACGAGTATGGCAAGAAGTACATTCAAGGTGCTGTTCTACGTGAACGGCAGCAAGGAGAAAAACGGTATCGTCCCAATCATGGGACGGGTTACAATTAACGGGACTGTAGCGCAGTTCAGTTGCAAGCAGAGCATCCCGAAAACGCTTTGGGACGTGAGAGGGAACAAGGCGAAAGGCAAGAGCCGCGAGGCACGGGACATCAATCTTGTATTGGACAACATCAAGGCGCAAATCATCAAGCATTACCAGCGCATATCCGATCGTGAGGCATTCGTCACGGCTGAAATGGTGCGCAACGCCTTTCAGGGAATCGGCAGCGAGTATGAGACCTTGCTCAAGGCTTTCGACCGTGAGAACGAGGTGTTCAAGAAACGTGTAGGCAAAGACCGTACAATGGCGACCTACCGCTCACGTGTGGTGGCAAGAAACTACGTAGCGGCATTCATCAAGTCATTCTATAAGCGTACGGACATGGCTATGCCGGAACTTACTCCCGACTTCATCAAGGAGTTCGCCGCATACCTCTCAACGGAAGCCGGACTGCATAACGGGACGATATGGGAGAAATGTATGTGGCTGAAAGGCGTGGTGATGCGTGCGCACTTCAACGGGCTGATACCACGCAACCCTTTCGCACAGTTCCACATCAGCCCCAATGTAAAAGAACGGGAATATCTGACAGAAGATGAACTGAAAGCGGTCATGACACATGAGTTTGCAGACAGCAAATTCGCATACATCCGTGACATCTTTGTCTTTGCCAGTTTCACCGCCTTATCATTCGTGGACATTCAGGAACTGACGAATGACAACATCGTGGAGGTGAACGGTGAGAAGTGGATATTGTCCAAACGCCACAAGACAAAAGTACCGTTCCAGGTGAAACTGCTGGAGATACCCTTGCAGATAATCGAACGCTATCGCCCGATGCAGAGGGACAACCTTGTGTTTCCCGGACTAAACTACTGGTCCATCTGTAAGCCGCTGAAACGGATGATAAAGGAATGCGGCATAAACAAGTCAATATCATTCCATTGCGCTCGTCACGGCTTCGCAACGTTGGCTTTGAGTAAGGGGATGCCCATCGAGAGTGTAAGCCGTGTATTGGGACACACGAACATCGTCACGACCCAACTCTACGCGAAGATAACCATACAAAAGATAGACGATGACCTTACAAGGTTCGGCAACAAACTCAACCAGTCGTTTAATAACATTTCAATGGGATGAGTATGGAAAGAAACATCATAGCAATGAATGAATCCGGCTATATCATCATGCCGAATAATGTCGCCAGCATTTGGATGAGTGAACCGGAACTGGTGGGGCTGTTCGGGATAATTGTCCCGACACTTCGTGCAGCCATCCGCGCCGTGTATAAAAGCGGGGCACTGAAAGAATACGAGGTACAGAAGTATATCCGGCTGGAGAACGGGTATTATGCCGATGTGTTCAGTTTTCCGATGGTAGTCGCGCTTGCTTTCCGCATCAACAGCTTCGGTGCGGAGCAGGTCCGCAATGCCATATTTGAAAGGCTGTACTTGCGAAAAGATAAAACAATGTTCTTCTTTTCGCCGGGTATTCACAATATGAATATGTCTAATTATCAAGCATAAAACCCAATGATATGGCGACATGAAATAGTGAAACCGACAAATCTTTATATGTCAATCTATTGCCGATAAAACGCATTATCAATAAAACGTACTGCTGATAAAACGTATTTGTGGTCAGTTGAACAGACGTATTGCCGTTTTACCAGCAATACGTATTACCAACAAAAGTCCGAAGAAGCACCTTTTTCGGGCTTTTGTCGTATGCTTTTAAGCCAAATCCAAGAAAATCTTACGTGAGTCACGTGTGAGTTGTCAATCCGTCTTGTTTGTATTGCCGAATTTTGCGCCAGACAAACATTCGACAATCATAAAGCAATATGTGCCTATGGACAAGAAAAATACAGAAAAGGAGGAGTTTATCCGTGTGGGTACGACCCTCTACAAGTTAGTGAACCAGCCCCGTTTGAACGGAGGCTATGTGAAGAAACGCATCGTGTGGAACAACGAGACACTGCGGCAGGACTACGGCAAGGACTATCTCGCCACTGTGCCAAAGTATGACGGCTTTTGCACCGTCCCCGACCATGTGGGCTACCGTCCCGTGGTGGACAAGTTCCTGAACCTATACGAGCCTATAGAGCACCGCCCGCAACAAGGCGGGTTTCCCTGTATCCAGTCATTGGTGCGCCACATCTTCGGTGAACAATACGAGTTGGGCATGGATTACCTGCAACTGCTCTACCTGCAACCTGTACAGAAACTGCCTATCCTGTTGTTGGTGTCGGAAGAGCGCAATACAGGTAAAAGTACGTTTCTGAACTTCCTGAAAGCCGTGTTTCAGAACAATGTCACGTTCAATACCAACGAGGATTTCCGCAGCCAGTTCAATTCCGACTGGACGGGCAAACTGCTCATTGTGGTGGACGAGGTGCTGCTCAACCGAAGGGAAGACAGCGAACGGTTGAAGAACCTCAGTACCACACTTTCCTACAAGGTCGAAGCAAAGGGCAAAGACCGTGACGAGATAGCCTTCTTCGCCAAGTTCGTGCTGTGTTCCAACAACGAGTATCTGCCTGTCATCATTGACGCTGGCGAGACACGTTATTGGGTGCGAAAGATAAACCACCTGCAATCTGACGATACCAATTTCCTGCAAAAGCTGAAAGCGGAAATCCCGGCTTTCCTGTATCATTTGCAGCGCAGGACGATGGCAACGAAAAAAGAAAACCGGATGTGGTTTGCCCCGTCATTGCTGCATACCGAAGCCTTGCGGAAGATTATCCGCAGCAATCGCAACCGTCTGGAAATCGAGATGTGCGAGCTTATACTCGACATCATGGACAGTACAGGCACGGACACGTTCTCATTCTGCTATAACGATGTTCTTCTTTTACTGGTACACTCACAGGTAAAGGTGGAAAAACACCAAGTCCGGAAAGTGATACAGGAATGTTGGAAACTCACTCCTGCATCCAATACGCTTACCTACACCACCTACCAAGTGGACTGTACCCGTGAATGTCACTATTCGCCCATACGGAAAACCGGAAGATTCTATACCGTGACAAAAGAATATCTGACAACTCTCTGATTATTTTGATGAAATGATGAACAAGCATATAACCATACTGAAACATACAGGTTTATATTCTCATCAGATATTCATCAAAAGTATTCCAATGATGAAAAGGAGAAATGGGACTGACACACCATGCCCGTCACTATCAATAATTAATTTCTCTTTTGGCGAGTACTTTGATGAAAGGATGATGAATATGTATTATGCTGTCATTCTATAAAATGATGTACAGATTCATCAAATCATCGTTTTTACATTCATCACTAAATCTATTGTAAGATTATGACTACACAAGAAGCGAAACAAATCAGAATCGCAGACTATCTGCAAAGTCTGGGCTACACGCCCGTAAAGCAACAGGGAAACAGCCTGTGGTACAAATCTCCCTTCCGGCAGGAAACGGAAGCCTCGTTCAAGGTGAACACCGACCGCAACCTGTGGTTCGATTACGGGCTGGGCAAGGGCGGCAACATCATCGCACTGGCGCAAGAGTTATACGCATCCGACTATGTGCCGTACCTGCTCAACAAGATAGCGGAACAGGCTCCACACATCCGTCCTGTGTCTTTCTCTTTTCGCCAGCAGGCATCAGAGCCGAGTTTTCAACATCTGGAGGTGGGGGAACTCACCCATCCGGCACTGCTCCGCTACTTGCAGGAACGGGGCATAAACACCGCACTGGCAAAGCCGGAATGTAGGGAACTGCACTTCATCCACAACGGCAAGCCCTATTTCGCCATCGGTTTTCCGAACGAGGCGGGAGGATTTGAAGTGCGCAACCGTTTCTTCAAGGGCTGTATCGCGCCGAAGGACATCAGTCATATCCGGCAGCATGGAGAGCCGAGAGAGAAATGCCTCGTGTTCGAGGGCATGACGGACTATCTTTCCTTCCTCACGTTGCGGATGAAGAACTGTTCGGCCATGCCCAACCTCGACAGGCAGGATTATGTCATCCTCAATTCCGTCTTCAATGTTTCCAAAGCCGTAGATGTGCTGCATGGGTACGGGCGCATCTATTGCCTGCTTGATAATGACGAGGCGGGTAGAAGGGCGTATTGGGAACTGGAGAGGGAGTTTGCCGGACGCATCCGCGACTTCTCCGATAACTACAAAGGACATAAAGACCTGAACGATTACCTGTGCGGTAAACGGCAGGATTTAGCTGTTAGTCCACCACCAAGAACTATCGTAAAACAGAAGAAGAAAGGGTTGGGATTATGACATACGGCAGCGATATAATCCATTTCAGTGGATTTATGCACTTCATCGGTTTTACCAATATTTCAAATGAGTTATTATACTCACAACCCAATCCGACAAGCGGAGGATTCTTGTGTCCTCAAAGACACAGCAAGGTATATTTTCAGTTACTCCGATTGATTCCGGTAACTGAAAATCCTTGCACCGCCGTGAGCAGAATTATCCTCCACAGTCGGATAATTTCCAAGTTTTTTAATCAGAGATTAGACAATGGATGAACCATTAAATAGAAAGGACAAGACAATGAAAAAGACCAGTAAGTACGGGAGAAATCCTGTGTCAGACCCGAAAACGCACTGCGTGATGGTGCGTTTTGACGATATGGAATGGGATAAGTTCCTCACGATGTACGAGGAATCGCAGGTGTACGCAAAAGCCGTTTTCCTCAAAGCGCATTTCTTCGGGCAAAAGTTCAAGGTGCTGAAGGTGGACAAGGTGATGTTGGAATACTGCACCAAATTGTCCACCTTCCACGCCCAATTCCGTGCCATCGGCACGAACTACAACCAAGTCGTGAAGGAATTGCGCAACCATTTCTCGGAGAAAAAGGCGATGGCATTGCTCTACAAACTGGAGAAGCATACCATCGACCTTGTGAAGCTGAGCCGGGAGATAGTGGAACTTTCGAGAGAGATGTATGCCAAGTGGGAGCAACAGGCAAAATAGAAAATTGCAAATAAGATTTATAATGCGATATCCATATGCACAACTGTTAGGCCAATAGTTTTAATGGCTTACAAATGCATCATACCTGAAGGCTTTTGATTTCAATTAAACAGAACAACATCACAATTGTACCACATAGCAACTGAATAATGTTGTTCTGTATTAGTTTTGATTATTCAAAAAGAGAGTTCTGCCTATGATATCCCATCACTACCTTAAAACAACACTCCATTGTTTTGATACCAATATTAGGGTATGAGATAAGAGAAATCATGGATTTAAGGTTATCATCACGAAGTGCATTATTAATTGTCTCAATCTGTCGCTTCTGCCGAATTTGAGTTACTTTCTTCAATTCATCGTATGGAATGGATAGCCATTTTTCTCGGAATGTTTCATACAAGTCATCTGAAGCCATCGGATCATAGTCGTAAATCTCAACAGGAATATTGCATTGCGACAGATAGCTTACCATAAGTGTTCGAACGGTGTCTTTATCAAGTCCACCGTTATGTGTTCCCAACATAGGGAATGCAACGGATGTAATACCGCGCTCTTCATATGTGTCAACAAACTTTTTCAGTCCTTGTTCCAGGTACTCGATTTTGCTTGGATATTTCCAATGGAATTTTGTTGGGAAATTCAGCACCCATGGGTCGGTTTCATCACCTTTATAAAGCCATAGTTTGCCTATACCGATAAGATGCCGTTTGCAATAATCGTGGTAAATGTCAAACATCTGTGGATAACGCAGTTTGTAAACCAGCGCAATGCCTTTTCCCATCACGCCCACGCAATTGACCGTGTTGACAACGGTCTGTGCTTTCGTATTAAAGATGTTTCCTCTTACTATCGTTATGTTGTTCATGTCGTTTATGCTAAATGTTTTGATATACGAGCCATTCTTTTGTCCTTGCTTTCGGGTCAACGAAAGAGATATTGAACGGAATGTCTGTCTTCTTCCATGCTATAGTACCCTTTAAGCGTAGTTCGTTTGTTGTGTCATGAATAACTTCGCAAGCAGACAAGTCGAACTCCACTTCAGACATTTTCTCGCCTGTGACGTTGAAATAGTATTCATCCTCAAAGTCGGTTGACAGGCGAACGTTGTCTTCTGATGACGAAAGATTAAGTCTGCGGTTTTCTTTCTCAAAAAGACTCTCATCGCAGTATGCCACAATCTTCTCAGAGATTGGATCATCTGCAAAGATTTGTTTCAATAGCTCCGCATAAGAACTATCGTAGCATATAATTTGGAGAGACTTGAGTTCGCTAAAGTCAAATTCCGACATAACAAGAAATTCTTGCTGAGAGTATCTCATTACTTTACTCATCTCGTTCAAATGCACTTCACGACTATATTTGCCAGAACTTTTTGCTGTTATATATGCATCTTGCATTGTGCTATACAGATATTCAAGTCCTAATGATTCTGGTTTAACAATGATTTGATACACATTCGGGGTATCCGACTGCATATTTTTGTCGCTGTAATAACATTTCTCTGGAATCTTCGCCAAGACTTCATCTATGTCAAACCTGAAGAACACAGGTATAGGACATTTCGGTAGACCCAACCCAACAGCTTTTGGATATTTGCTTTTCCATTCGAGTGTTGATTCCCATTCACCATACCAATTTTTATACCACTTTGTTCTCCACTCGCCTAGTTTTGAATCAGCGCCCAAAGCCTCATTGTAATACTGTGTAGGAGTACAAGGACGGAAGTAGAAGCGAGCAAATTTGTGTGCCTTGCTGCTGCGGAACACAACAGAACCCGCAGAGTCATATTTCAATAATCCTAATTCCTCCGCACGGTCACGGCTGAGGATTTTTCGACTACGGATAACATCTATTGCGTTGTAGAAATGCGTGAAATGGTAGATGTGCGGATTGCTGCGATAATCCTTGATTCTGTCGGAAAATGTCACGATGCTGCGATGGTCAGCAAAGATGCTTTCAAAATCAGGAATGTCTTCTTGAACTTTTATATTCCGCATCAACTCTGACCAGAACCATTTGTCCTCGTACTTGCGAACCAGTTCCTCTGTAAACTTTATTTTCTGCGACTGAGAAACAAATCTCCAATTGAGTCGGTTGGCAAATTCCTGCAACATTTCAGTCGCAACATCCACACCAAGACGTTCATTAAAATCATCCCATGAAATAGCATCGTTGTATTTCTTCAAGAAATCAACTGTTGCGATAGAAAGGAGTGCGGGACAACGATTGACAAATACATTCCAGTTAATTTTATCCTTGAATGTATCAATTACAACGCCTGTAAGTTCCTTGTTTTCAGAAACTGAATCCCAGTCTATTTCATGATTATGCTCGGTAAGATAAGTCAACAAATCAACAGACGGCACAAAGATGTCGAGAGTTGACAGGTAATGCCAATCCCAATCTTTTTCCTTGTGGCTGAGAACTACATCAAACGGCAAACCTTCGCGATGTGTAAGGAAATGCCAATCCCATGGTTTATTTTCGTGTTGGTCGATATATTCAAACGAGAAATTGATGCTTTCGTTTTGTACCAGAGCATTCCAATCCCATTGTTTTTTCTTATCGAATTTCTCTATTATTTGCTCAGTTAGTCCTATGTCTGTGCGGCGTGACAATTTTCTGAAATCCAATGAATCGGTAAACAACTTGAAGTAATAGTCTTTACCTTTTTGAGCAGAAATCCATGTTGCATGTTCAGATATGTATTCCCAATCCCATTCTTTTTTCTGTAAGAACAGTTTCGGTAGTTTCATGATGTTTGGCAGTTTTGTCAGTTTGTTGAAATCCCACTGAAAACTGTCATTGTTCAGCATGTCTTCGTATATGCGCAACCACAAACTTTGTGTTTTGTTTGCACCTGTCTTTGAGAACAGCCTGTTTGCCGCAGCAGATGCCGAGAACTTAGCCCACTGTACATTCTCTGTATGTTGCTCAATGTATTCCTTTACAGGAAACTCAGCCAGCTCATACATATGAGCATAATCCCAGCGATATTGTTCGCCGCTGTATTCATCGACGAGCGAAATGAGTTCGTTTGCAAGGAATTTGCTGGTTATTACTGTCCATATTTCTTCCGTCAAGTTCTGTCCAGAAATCACCTTGGCATAGGTTTCCAGAAACTTGTCAGCCAGCAATTCTTTGCTAGTAATACGATTGGCAAAAACAGTATGATTCCATTTATCAGCATACTTGTTTATATTAGATTGAATGTCTGCAACAGGCAGATTTTCTGTCAGATATTCCCAATCCAACATTTCATACCATGCCTATTCATCCAATGTCGCCAAGTCAACAGATTGACAAATACTTTCTGTGAACAGAGTTTTGTTCCATCCTTCTGAGTAGCTGTCAAGGATGGTTTCTGTAGAAAGATTTGCAATCAATCGTTTCTGAATATCCAACGACGTAGCCAACAATTGACCGATTCTTGCTTTTGCCGACAACAAAAGGAACAATTCTTCCAACATTGCAGTATCGCAACACATGATAATTGTCGCGGCATCCACTATATCCCAATGCGAGGTAATGAAAGCGAGGTCGTGGCAAATTGCTGGATTCTGTGACAAAGCAATCTTATTCCATTGGAAATTCGGATTATTGTCAACAATTGCAGAATCTGTTACATGGTGAGAAACCCAACTGTAACCTTGCGGAGTTGTTACTTTATCGCTGTATTTCTGGAAGAAGTTCGCATTCCAAACCAAGTTCGGGTTACACTCAAATCCCGTCTGATATGTAGTTGAAGGCCAAGAAATCAATCCACAAGATTCAAAGGAATCAATAATCTCGTCAGCCCAAATAAAACCAAGACTGTTGGCATTGAATCGCAGAGGTAGTTCTGAGGCCCGGATACTGTCTTTCAGTGGTTGCGATGTTGCATAAAGGCTGGCGAGTTTATTGTCAGTAAAAATGCGCTGCACAAGTATCTGCATATTGATATGCGGATACAAGACAGCGATGTTAGAGACAATAAAGTCAATAGGATATTCAGTCACTATAAATTGCCAATCCCAGCGTGCATCGGGGTTTGTTACTATGTATTGACGTTGCGTATCATCCAGTTCTTTTGTGATATCGGTAAGGTCGAACGGAATGTCGCCAAGATGTTGTACAATGAAGTCCATACCAACAATAGGTAGAACGTCATCCCAATCCCATTGGTCATCGTCTTTCCCCTCAGGGAATGAATGTTCGACGAGGAATTTCTGTATTAACTCCTTCTCTACGGGAGTGCGGGCGAACAATGTGTATTTATCCCATGGATAATCCGTTGAATGGGTGGAAATATATTGGCTGTCAAGCCTGAGTGTCAATGCCCCCCAGTCCAAGTCTTGAATGTGGTTAGGGATTGTATTTTTCAAAACTTCTACATCGCAATACTTTGACAAAGAATGCCAACGATCAGCATCACATTGTGAAATTATAAGCTGAAGTAATTGTGGGTCAGTCCAAACTAATCTGGGGTCTTCAATCAGTTGGTCAACCTCGATAATATCTTCAAATGGCTGCAATGCCTTGTAGTCCAGAATAACATCTGGATTGTTGACAAGGCGATAGTACAGGCATTGTTCCACTTTACGTTCTTTTGCATCGGTGTTAACTTTAAGTTCAAACAGAGCATTCAATACCGGACAGCTATTGCTTGCCGAAATGAAATTCAGTGAATATTTACCTTCTGTCTCGTAAAGTTCAATATCCAGTTTAATTGGCTTTACACCCAAATAATTGGTGAGCTCAGCTTTGTAAACACAGATTCCTTCTGGAACTTGCATCTTTAAGTTGTTTACCAGCATATCATCTGTCCCTCTGTTGATTACTTCACACAAACAATCTTCGTAATTGAGAGTTTTGGAATGGTCAAGCGAAAGAGACAAACCCAATTCAGAATGGAACGGATAAAGCGATACGATTCCGCCATCAGCATCTTTCAAATTGACAAACTCTAAGGCATCTGTGTTGGCAGATAAGAATTTGTATTTCTCTTTGTTCTGCAAACAAATCTTGCCTAAAGCAGTAAGGGTTACGGTCCCGTTTTCTTTGTCAACGTTTATTATTCCCCATTCTTGCACCGAATGTAGGAACTTATGGAATAGTTTATTTTCTGCCTCGTCGTAGTACATACCATTTTCTGGCTGCGCTTCTACATCGAAACCGAGAGCCCGTCCAAGAGCAACACATTCAAGTTGTGCGTTTTCACTTTCCAAAAGCAATTCGCCGACAAGTATGTCTAATGGCTCCAGTTTGTGGGTGGTGTAGTATTCAACTGTGCAAGAACGCGTTTTCAGAGCAAGCGAACGCGATTGTCTATCTTTCTCGATAGAACGATATGTCAAATTGTTGTATGTCTGATATCCCATATTAGTCGGCTACATTAAAAAGATGCTGCAAATAAATACCATACCACAAGCCTGTTCCACAAACGTGGATTTGCTTGATATTAAATTTCTCCATAAGCAGAAGATACATCGGCAATCCCATTCGTAGGGTGAGCATATCGTCAATAGCATCGCCTGTCATTTGCACGGCTGACGCATCTTAATTTTTTACAAAATCAAAACTTTTTAAGGCATAAAGTAGATAGTCGTTGTCCCATCCGGCTCTCTTCCTATGGCCTTTTACCCCCATCGAGGATAC